AACAAGTTTGAGCGCCAAATTGATTGCATATTGCTTGGCGTCTGGGTCCAAGAGTATAATATATCTTTCGCATTGGGATTTAAGTAATTCATTGATTTGGTACTGACTAATAGCTTTGCCCATTGTGGCAATTCCTCTATCGCCCATTGTGAGAGCATTAAGTGCTCCCTCGCAAATGAATACCGACCGGTACATTCCCAATGCGTCATGATTAAAGATGATAAATTGTTTGCCAAGGCCTGTGATATCTTTATCGGGATTATTATACCTGGGACCTTTTCCGATAACGTTCCGAGCATTGTAATATTTAAGTTGTCCTTGATAATAGAACGGGATGATAAGGTACCCGTAAGTCGTGCCCATTGTTCCATAGCCGATACCAAATCTTGAAAACTGGTCGGGGTTGAAGCCACGTTTCTTGATATATCCCCTAATACTTTTTGCAAGTTGGCTGTCTCCAATCGAAATATTTCTAAATCCCTCAGGGAGATACAGGGGCTTACTCTCGGCAAGTTCGATTTTCTCTTCCTTAAACTGTAGTTCATCAAATTGTCCATTGTTCAAAAAGTTAATTAGTTCATGGTATTCTGTAAATCCCTCTATATCCATTATCAGTTGAGCAGGAGAAGGATGGGCATTACATCTAAAACAATTAGTTCGATACATGGAAAGATTAACCCCCAACTTCTGTTCTCTCCCGCAATATGGGCAAGTTGGTATACGCATCCAGCCATGCTTATAATCAAATGCCGATAGCCGTTTAACGAAGTATGTCCTTAGTCTAGATTTAAACTGATTAGTTATTTTCATACTCTCTTATAGCTTTCCTAATTACTCTTCGAAGTTTCTTTAAATCCTCTAAATCTAAATCGTTGATACAAGTGGTTTGCCAACCATTATGGGATATTTCTAAAACTACCCCATCAGACCATCTATCTTTTACTATTTCTATTTTCTTTGTTTTCATATCTTTTCTTCCCACATCTCATACAGTAATATTTTACATATCGTTTCTCATAATACTGGGCTTTTCTTCTCCCACCTTTCTTAGAAAAGATTGCCCTACGAGGTCTCTGTTTAAACTCAGACCAATGAACAGCTACCCATTCATGATATCCAAGCTTACATTTAAATGTCTCCAGTAGTCCTTTCCCTTTTCTTAGAATCCGCATCTGGATTAGTGCTCTTCTTAAATTGTTCATCCAATTTTTTACCATATACCTCATCATATTGTTTACGTTGTTCTCTTGTAAATTCTGTACATCTTTGTCTTTCAACATCACATTTAAATAAGGCTCTACCTGAAGAAAGACCGTCCCTTTGTACTACCATCTCAACTCGAAGTATATTATCTTTTTCTTCTTGCTCGGTAGAATTAAGACCCACAATAACTTGAGCATTACGAACAATAGCAATTGAACCAGAGATATCATTTTCATCATATCTAGTAAGTCTATGCTTCTTACCTTCACGAGTAATATGATGTGCAGTCCATATGATATCAAGATGTAACTCTTCTGCCAAGTTTTGCAAATCTACATATACATTAGAAATCCTTTCGAAATCCTCTCGGTCTCCAGCTATTGAGGCAAGCTTACCTGCATAATCTACCATTAATACTCTAATATCGATGCCTTGATTACGCAATTGAACTATCCTCTCTTTTATGTAAGTTGTATTAGTAATCATTGCAGGTACCCTCTCAACCACCAATTCAACCCCAAATCTTGCAAGCTTTCTTAAATGTTTAGCTTCAAGTTTATCATACTCACCTGAGTATAATTCCTTTTTGGTTTTATTGATACTAGATTGAATAAATCTGTCCATGATTTGGTCTTTACCATTCTCGGTATCTACGTATAATACGGATTTCTTCATTCGAAGATAACCTCGGGCAAGGTTTACCATGAAGAAAGTTTTCTTTGCTTTAGGTTTATCCAATATTACATTAATAGAATGTTCGGGATAACCTCCTGCATTAGTAAGGTCATTTAATTGCCTAAAGGGACAGGGTATTACCGAGGGTTCTGATTGTCTTTTAAACTGTCTCTCTGTAATATCTCGAATCATGTATATAGGTTCGTCCTCTTTCTTTGGTTTACTTTTCTGAAGTACTTTTTCAATCTTCCTTGAATACTCTTCATATTGTTCGAAGTTATCTAAATCAAAAGAGTCATTCAGGTTCTTCATTTCAACATAGGTAGAGAACTGGTAAATCTTTTCCTTGATATAATCTGCATCCGATAAGGGAATGTGATATAAATTGCTTATTAACTTATTGATATTAGGGATGTCATCCTTAGTTACCAAATCAATGTATGCCTTTGATTCTAGCAATTCTTTTAATACTTCTTTTAATACATTCTCTGAAGGCATCTTACCTTGCTTCTTAAAGTATTTTGATATACCCTCAAATATAAGGGCATGCTCAATAAGAACCAGGTAATTAGCTTTAATCCTTTTTAGGACTAGACCTCCTTCCTTATCTCTTAAAACAAACCGGAGTATCTCAAGTTGGAAATCCGGTGTAAAACTAAATTTGATGTTGTCTTTAAATTTCTTCATATCTATATTGCAATATTATATAAACTAATAGATTTTGATAGTACCGAGATAGTTCTGAGTATGTTGACAACTAACTAGAAACTACTAATCCACTACCTTAAGCTCCCGAATATTTAATATTATTATTTTATATAAGAAAAAATACTTATATTTGCATAACGAATATTTAAAAACATGGGAAAAAGTAAAGGAAATAATGGCTCAGAGCTTCATCGATTAAAACCTATGCAAGAATATGATGAAGCTACTTTCAATAGACTTTATAAAGTCTGTAAGCCAGTGATTAGGAATCTTACCAGACAGATTGATTATAAAAGGTTTAATCTTACACCAGATATAATTCAGTCTTATTTCTGGGACAAGATGTTATTTGTTTTCAACAAATACTATGGTGAATGTACTGAAGAACATCTTAAAGCAAGAATCCTTGCATCACTTAGTACATTCAAAAACAAATTGCTTCGTTCTGCATACGGAGAACAAGCAGAGTATAATCAAAGCCTCTTTAAACTTGATGACTTATTCGACAATGACAAAGAATTAGAGGATGATACCGAAGAAGAGAAAGCTAAATCAGAAATGCTTGATATGATGTATACTTATATGAAGGATAAGCTTTCTCCAGATGCCTATCTTTTGTTTGAGGTATTAATTACTCCTCCCCCTTTTATCAAGGAAAGGCTTGAAAATAGTACTCGAATAACTAATATAATGCTTATCGAATTTTTCGAAATGCCTAAGACTAATGAATCTATGAGATATATATCAGAACTTAGACAAGATATACAATATTGGGAAGACCGAGCTAAAGAAGAACTTAAATACTAAACACAAAAGAAAAGGGACGTTTCCCAACGTCCCTTTCCCAATTGATTTTTACTATGCAAAACACAGATTGTAAACGAATGTTTACTCTTAAACAATACAAATAGTACACATGAGTTTTAATACTACTAAATAACTAATAACAACTTTATGATGATATTTTTTGGATATATCGTAATGTAATAGTCGGTGGCAATTTTTCAATATCCAAAGTTTCTACCGAAGTTTCTTGTAAGAAAGATTCCCCTAATAGGTTCCAGCTTACTACGATAGCACCATCTTGAATACCCTTGGTAGGAGTTCCTCTACCGAAATCTCCATTCAATCCCGTCTCCCTATTAAAGAAAGATTGAGGACGAACGTTCTCCCAGTTATTGGCATTATCTTGTTTACCTTTAGATACACCAAGAGCATGCCTATGCTTAGGAAGGTCATCACCTTTAATAGAGATTAAGAAGTTGCCTTTAGTTGGAGTATAGTAATCTCCGACATTCTGTAACATTACTTCATCCCCAATTTGAACACCTCCAGCTTGGTAACCAATAACTATTCTACCAGCTGCCTTAGTATATTCTGCCCAACCATCTGGTATTACATCGGTTTCCCAAAGAATGATAGAACCGATTGGTAAATTAGCAGTACTCAGAGATTCAGAGAATTCTTTTCGGATAGCCTCAATTTGACTATCGATGTATTGCTTGATATTTAACTTAGTACCAGATTCATCTACTACTGGGAAGCCTGAATTTATCTGTTCTACTCTTTTCACTGATTCTTTCATCATACTCTGAGCAGCAGTAGTATAAGGGATTTCTTGGAACTTACCCTGATAGGGTACGATAGCAAAGTTCTCATTTCGTTTGGTCATTGCATCAGTACCCTTACCATATACTCCGATAAGAACAACGGAAGTTTTATTATTAGAGTAATAAGGGCAAGCACTCTCTACCATCTCTAGAAGATTGCTATAGGTCATATCGTAATTAGAATATACATCATTATTAATGATATCCGGTGTACGATTCTCTTCGGCAATCGGATAATAAATATCCAGAGACTTTTTAAACAAGGTGTAGAAGCTTTCGGAGGATTCATTCCAATAAGCTACAAAGTCTACTGGGTTATCTACAGGTTCGGAGATAGTAGTGTGTACTGCAAAGAGTAATACCTCTTCCGTTGAACCTTGGGTACCTTGGATGTTCTCAATGGTAATAGTTTGTTCATCAGATATAAATACATACCCATCCCTTGAAATACACCCAAAGTTTACATCTGGCAATTCTCCATCTTCTGAAGCCTTTGCCATATACCTTGCCATAATCCTATCCTTGATTACATTGGCATACTTACTTCCAGCAACTCCCTGAGGAGATACCACTAACTTGTTACCATTTATGGTAGCTGAGCCAAATCCACAGAATGGTCCTAAACCAGAAGGAGCAGCAATTGCCTCTGCTGCTTCCTTTGATTTAATAATACCTTCATACTTAAAGTACGTCTTCATTGTCCTTAGTATTTTTAAATTGATTCTTTTGTTCTGACATATCTTTAAATGCTTCACCTACATCCTTGAACTTTAAGGTTAACAATTTAAAGAGTATTCTCCATATACTATACCGTTTCTTAATACCATGTATTTCACAGATGTGTCCATATATACTATCTACTTCGAAACAGTAGCATATTACCATAACCGTTATTGATACCACTATTGGGTTCATCCCATAGGGTTCCCCAATAGCTTTACCAAGTACAGCACCAAGTAGAACATAACAGATATAATCTACTATTTTGTTTAGAGTTCTTCTTCCAGCTCTAGATTTTCGAATTTCGATTTTCTGTAACCTACTTGCCGATAACCCAAACCATAAATCTGATAGGATTAGAATTATTGCAAGAATTATCATCCATCTCAAATCATACAAGATTTGTGTACACTCTCCCAATATACCCACAGTGAATGTCTTGAATAAAGACTGAGTTGTGGTTTCTGTTATTCTATCGATTGTTGAATTTATCATTGTTCTACTATTTGCCAAGATTGATTACTGTAAGTTGTAATGGTAAATGTTTTCTCTGAGAGGTCATCATGTTCCCATTCTAACTTTTGAGGACTAACGCTTAAGAGGTCTGCATCTACTACGGTGAACTTAGTTCTCTTCGAAGTATCTACCACTGATTCGAATATATACTCTCTAGCTTGTGCAGTTACAAACTCATAACCAGCACCACCTGCATCATAAGTAGTTACTTTACCAACTTCCCTTATTCGACTATCGAAATCAGGTTTATTAGAAGTACACTTGATTAAAGTAGATACTTGTTTAACATTCCCCTTTAGTTCTGCATAAGTAGGAGTACAAGAAATCTCTATGATTGTAGGATAATCTTCCAGTATTACTTGACATCTTAATGAAGAACCATCATCTGCCACAAAGGTATAAGTCCCAGCCTTGGTAAGAACAATTTCCTCATCAAGGTTATAGGTTTCCCCGTTCTCATCACAGGTAGCAGTACCACTTACATTGACCCCATTTTTCATTTCCTCAAGATGGAACTTACAAGCAGACTTCTCATCCAGTAATTGGTATACTGCATAAGTATCATCTATCTGGTCTTCTGGTAATGCCCAGTTGGGTTCTTTCCAATGACTGTCTGTAGCATCCGAAGGTACTATCTTTAATTTATTCTGATATACTACTGGAGAATTATTAACTACCAAAGTAGTCTTAGCAGTAGGGTAAGCTACAGACTGGAAGGTATAAGTCCCTGCCCTATTTGCAGTATATACATAACCATTCTGAGCATTAAAGGTTTCCCCAGTTTCAATTACCCTTACTCTGTAATCATCCCCATTACCAGAAATACGTTGTATCTTTACTGTAGCTTTTGCAGAGCCATTGAATAATGTGACTGTTGGTGGGCTAACAGTAATTCTATATACTGCAGTCTTACCAGATACTACTTCGAATATACCTACACCTTCATCTGTTTCCCTTTTATCCAGTGTACATTTAAACTTATAAGTACCATAACTATTAGCAGTAAACTTATCCCCGTTCTTAAACAACTTAGTATCACCAATTAGCTTACAGTATAGTTCACCAGTAAATGATTCTGGATAATTAGATTCAATGGTAAGAGTAGTGGTAGCATCTTTAATACTTTGCTTATCCCCAACTCTAAATTCAGAAGGTGTACATCTTACCTTATATGTAATCTCTTCTCGAGTTACAACAAAGGAAGTTTGCTTTACTGGGAACTCTACAATCTCAAAGATGTAGGTACCAGGCTCTGAAAATTCCCAAGTTGAGCCAGAGACTTTCACTATATCAGTACCGGATAATCGTACATTACAGGTTTTCACGGTACCCTTATAGGATACGTTTGCCCTTACTACTGTACTTACTTTTAGGTTAGTAGGAGTTATCTTTCCAGTAATAGGGTCACAAGTAATAGAATATACTCGATTATAAGATTCTTGATTAACCGTGATTTGAGTTACCTTAGTAGGGTCTCCCACACTTCTAAAATAATAAGTACCTGCTCTGGGTATATTAAAAATGGAACCACTTTCGTGTTTAGTGTAACCCCAATTTATATTATCACTGGATATCTGATATCTTAGGTCGGCATTTATCCAATCTGAAGTTACAGTTACCTTTACCGGTACTTCATATACCTCTGAAGTAATAAGATTGGGTTGGTCCGGATTTACTAACTCAGCTTTAATTGTATACCCATCATTTACGGTAAACCCATATTGAATATCGAAAGATACATGATAGGGTATGAATCTTTTAAAGAAAGCCTCTACGGCTTCTCTAAATTTTCTGAAAGCTGCCGAGTTCGAAGTATATCCATGACCGGTAAGTCTAAAGGTTACCGGTATACATTGAGAACAATCGAAAGTATTATCATAGGTATACTTATCGTCATAATGGTAATACTGGTCAAAGTGCGGATTACCTTTTACCCAACCATCATAACTATCAGCCTTTGCAGGATCAGTTACTACGCAGGTTAACCCATACAGCCTCATCATTATTTCGAAGAACTCAGAGGTACCTCTTATTTTAAAAAGAGATATCGAATACTTCAGGATGTTTCTTACTTGAGTACTGGTTAAAGTAAAGGGTCCCTCCTTTGGTATTATCCAAAGCTTAGATAATTCTTGGAGTTTAGCATCGGAGTAGAACCCATTAAAGTACTCTGCCCATTTCTGTGCATCTATAGTGTTCCCATAAGCAAAGGGCATTTCTCCGAGGAATTGCCAAAGGAAATTGAGATACATATCCGGAGCCTTATCTATATCGATAATGTCCAAGATATTCTCAATATCCTTTGTAATGTAATCTTCAAAATGCTCTCCACAAATTTCTAGAAACCTCTCTAAGATGCCTTTGCCATTTACCTTATAGGTATCTTGAGCTTTATACTCGAATGGCAAAAAGTCGATTAGATTTTTGAGGTTTATCATTATACAATTTCTTTTACGGTTAAAGTCAATTGTGAAGCATTTTCGAATACTGGTAAATTAAAACCGGGGTCTTCATAGTCATGGTTAGGTTCTGATACTGTAATAGAATATCTGTAACCAGACTGATAATTATTGTTCTGAATATCCAAAGAGAAGTCAAAGCCATTAGCCTTATCTATTACCTGTATAGAATTACCTACAGTACCAGTAGCCATATACCCATTTGATACAGAACGTACAGTAAAAGTAGTTGATGAATTGAAGGTAATATAGTAAGTCATAGACCCTTTAGCCTTATTCAATTTAAACTGACCCAAGTTCAATTCTTTATTACCATAGATGGTAGTAGGCCAAGGTTTAATATAGAATTTAGTAAGGTGAAGGTAATCTACTGTTGATAAGTTATCTATTAAGGCATAGATATCTGATAACCTTACGCTTCCACCTATCTGAGCTTGCTCTGGAGAATAGGCATTGTATAATGCTGTAAGAATTTGAGTTTGTATCTCTGCAGTCTTATAAGACTTCTTACCAGTAACTTCCATCTCTAGAATAATCTGAACCTTGCCTGCAGATTTAACCTTCAACCAAGTAGTCATAGGAGCCCTTTGGGATAATAAATTATATACCCTATTAATTAATTCAGAAGAAGCAACTGCTCCACCATCTGGGCTAATATATACGGTAAGCTTTCTACCGCATTCATAATCGGCTTTAGCTTTGTTTACCCCATCAACTAACATAGCTAAACTTTCGAAATCCTCTTTGGTAATTGCTACTCCCAAAGTCTTTACACTCAAAGGTATATGTTCTTTGAGCATTGTAAAGTTTTCATAGTTTGAACCACCTCCGGCATCGTAAGCATTACTTACGGTAGCATCAGTAATTGAAGAAGAAATTACTGAAGGTACAGAAGTAATAGTATTACTCTTTACATTACCCTGAGTACCATTGGTTAAGTAGAATACCACATTGGTTATTTTTGCTCCTGCTGCAGGCTTCTTACCAAAGGTACCATCCCCAAACATTATATAAGGATTGAGTGCCTCATCTACGGAAACCATAAAGTGTTTGTCTGTAGGTTTGGATTTTGCAAATGTATCTACTAATACCCAAGTTTCCCCACCTATCTGTAATGACATAGAGCCTTGTTCGTAATACTTACCATTTGGTAGAGTACCCAGATGAATTATAACTCTATCTCCAGTGGGTATTACCATATTATTGAGAACGCTTGCAGTATACTTTTCATGTTGTATAATTGGTACTTTACAAGTGGTTACATTTGAATACCAAGTTACGTCTCTGGCAGATAACCAAGAATTACCACTAGAATCTGTAAATAAAGTTCCTTGAGGTATAGTTAATTTAGCTCCGATAGAATTACCAGTAATACTTCTGGATAAGATTACATCTACTGTAGCAGCAATTGCTGCTCGAGCATGATAATCTACCAAAGCCCCATGTTTAACTACCGAATCATACCTTCTTGCCGTAGATAGGAAGGTTTCCCTTGCCATATTATCTACATAATAGTGAAGTACTTCGGCAATTGCCGCAAACAATGAGAGGATGATAATTAAGATATTACCCTCCGAATAATCCGTTATGAGTTTCTGACCTTGAGGGTCTTTGAGTCCCATAAGGGATTCAACCAGCTTGGCCTTAATCTGTTGATAAGACCTCTGGTATGGGTTAAGCCATTTATTTGTGATTCCCATATTATTGTGTATTTAATGAATTATCCGAACTGTCATAGGTGATATCGAGGTACTGACTAGAATTTGTTCCATTTACTACATATGTTACTTCTAGGTGTATTTTTGCATCAACTCTAGTAACGGTGATATTTTGGAAGGTTATCCTTTGTTCCCAAGCACCTATGGCTTGTTTTAAAAACTCTTTAATTATAAAACTTAGGGCTTGTGAGTTTGGCTCCTCAATACATTGCCATAATTTACTACCAAAGTTTTCCTGTCGAAATCTCTGGCCTATCATGTAGTATAATATTGAACTTATATTATCTCTGATAAGTTTAAAATCCCCATTTACTGGGTACCAACCTCTTTCACCCTTTTCATTAGTTGTAAGTTGGATAGGATAAGTTACACCTATACCAACTAAGTCTGTAAAATAATTCTTTTCCATTAGTGTATGCAGGTTTTATCCTCATAATCGTCTACAACGAATTGTGAGAAAGGTTTAGTTGCTTGAGTTAGAGTTGGACCTGAAGAACCTGGTCCAGTAGTTACACCTGAGTGTACATGAGAATTGAACATACTGCGAAGTTGTTCTAGTTCTTGGATAGTTTGATTTAGTTTTTCGGTTAATTGAAAAATATTGATTACTCCACCATTTTCTCCAGTATTAAATATCACTGAATCGCCAGAAGATACATTTATATCTCCCTCGGCATTTATTACTATCTCTTTCTCCGAACGAACATTTACAGGCCCATTGAAATGTAAATTGAGTTCTCCGTTATCATCATCTATGACTATTAGGTTTCCTTCAGGAGTAACTATCCCCATTTTATTAGGACCATCTAATGGTTGAGGTATTTGGCTCATTCCCCAACCATGGTATTCCCAGAGAGGTTTAGTTGGATCTCCAAATTCAAAAGTAACAAATACCGTATCTCCCACTTTAGGAGCTAAGAATTTAAAACCTGAACTAATTGAACCATGTTGTCCTTTAGGATATGCCCAAGCAAATACTCCCCCCATTACCTCTGGAACACATACCTTTACTCTATTCATATGTTTCTCTACATCGTCATTATCAATAACAATGCCTCGATAAACAGAGTAATACCGACCAAGACCCTCTAAGCCTTCGTCGGTTATTATCTTTGCTGTTTCGTAACTCATACCCTTATTTTTCTACATAGATTTGACTTGCTATTCGCTTATGCCTTTTAGCTATGTCTCGGTATACTCGATTAGCTATGGCCATATAATTAAACTTAACCCCATAATCTTTAGGCACTTGGATTTGTTTAACTGATACCTTGCCCGGGATTAACTTACCCTTAGAGGTAACTGTATTACCTGTAGATAATACTATACCCTCTGCCAAGGCTTGAGGATTATCGGCATTTACTTCAGTATAATAAGCCTTCTTTCGAATAAACTCAGCTTGACCCTTGATATCAATTATGTCCCCCTTATCATTCAAGAAATGCTCATTGTAATATACCTTCTCATTATAAGTAAAGTTAAGATTAAGATTCTGAGAAGTACTTAGGGCTTTTTTATCTTGCCCCCTTTTAGTTTTAGCATTAGCTTTAGCATCATTAGCTACGATGTTTTGAGTAGATAAATCAGTTTTAGAAGTTACAGAGCCAGACTTGGAATTGTTCTTTACTAATTCCATATTAGTTATATACCCTTGACCGGCATCCATAGAATGAGTACACTGTTTTATATACCAAAGCCCTGACCAACGTTTCCCTACATTATCTATTCGGATTATTTGGGAAGTTGCTAGCATAGGTCTACCCACTACCTGAAGTTGACATACTAACCTTTTCTCAGTTTGCTTTAAACCACCATTGGCATTAGCATTAGCTGCCCAAGCATACTTATCGGCACCACCGTATCTACTAAATAAATTATGGTAAAGTTTATAAAGAGGTACCTTGAGATTTACCCTTTTCATATGTCTTACCTTAACCCTCTTACCATATTGACCTTGACCATAACCCTTAGTAGTATCAACTTCCATATCGGATAATACTTCAGTATAGGGGTCTTTCTTTAAAGCTTCGAAACCTCTCTCTGAAGCAGGTAATATTCCAGCTTGAAAATTGATACCAGAAGCTATACCCGCTCCTGCTTGTTTAGAGGTATAACCCTCTGGGTCATAATCTAAGGGGTCTACATACTCTTCTACCATAAATTCCATACCATCTTCATCTTCGAAAAGATACATTTCGCATTCTAATAGCTTCTTAAGATTAGCTTCTAACTCTTTACCATTTTTAGAATTTTTTAGTACTTGCTTAAGGGCATTCTTCTTATCATCAGGTAACTCGTTGGCTGCTTGATTAATGGTAGCTCGTACTTCTTCGGTAGACATTTCATCAAATCTCCTTTGCTTACCTGCTTCATAAGCACCTACTGGACCCACTGCTTCATATTCTTCTACTCTCTTTTTATATTCTGCAGTTTTTTCCATGTTATACTGAAGCTGAGTGTCCCAAGCATCCATTACCTCTGTAGGAGTAGTAGGATGACTTCTATAATCTTCAAACCCATTGCCAGTAATATTAGACACCATAAGGTTATCTACCTGAGCCACAGGAGGTCTTAAAGCTAATGGAGGTTTATCCTCTGGCTCATTTATATTAGTTGATAATACCGATAAATCTTTACTATCTGGGTCTAGAGATGGAGCTAATACTGCTTTAACTCTTTTAGTTATTTTCTGAGTAGCAAAAGATACTCTAAGTACTTCCCCATTCTCTCCTTGATATGTATAAGTACATACCGGTTCTTCATGGAATTTCCGATTATGTATATAGATAACACCATCCCTTGAATCTACATACCAAGGCCCATTAGTGTACCCTTTCATCTTCTGTTCTAATTGAACTAAGACGTTCTTGCCCACTAATCCAAAGTCACTATCAATTAAAGCTTTCAAGTCTTCTGGCATAGCTACTTCTGCTACTCCACTGTATTTGTTAGCATAGAGTACTTTACCAGTAGTAGTACGGGTATTCTCTGTGGGTACCTGTAGTGACTCGTATACTTTATTACTTATTATCTGTTGTTCCATTACTGAAATATTTCTATGATTACACCAGTAGCATTCCCACAGCCATTGTCTAAATAGGTAGATAATTTATAGCCTTCCATATCCGAATGGACATAAGCAGGTTGATATCTTAAATCCCCTGAAGAATCAATGCACTTAATAGTTACATGAGTACCTGTAGAATCGAATACTGCCTCGAACTCTCTTACCTTAATTATCTTCACAGGTCCAGATATGAATTGGCCATCGGGATATATGTAACCCCATTGAAGGCATATCTGTTGGTTCTCCTGGATATCAGCAATGTCTACTGTATCAGGATTACCCGTATCAAAAGTAAGAGTAGCCAAGTTTTCTTTTTCTTCATCATATCTATAACTCCAGGTACTTATATACGCTCCAAGGGGTATACCTGTAATGGGATTCATTATAGGCATACCTCCAAAATTGAAAAGGGCCAAATAAGGTTGACCCATTCCATTATATAATATAGGTTTCTGTTTAGCTGCCATAAGTCGGTATTCTTATTAGAGTTCCCATTTCTAATTCCTTAAAAGGATTCAGTATCTTATTAGCTTCAGCTATAATGTACCACTTACCAGAATCACCATAGTACCTGAAAGCAATGTTCTGCAAGGTTTCCCCATCTTTAACGGTATGTTGAATATCGTTAGAGGATTCCGGTACTACTGGAGGTTTAGCTTCTAAGGAATAATCCCCATCGTTATACTTCAGAGCATAGGCATTATTATATGGGCTAGCTCCCTTTAGGTATTGGTTAACATCAATCATATTTAATACCTCCTGTCTTTTTAAGTGAATCGGAATTTATAAAATCTCCATAGGATAAGTTATATGCACTTACTCTCTTGAAAATTAATTCTTGAGTTGCTGCTGCAGGCAATAACCTACCATTACCAAAAGTAGCTGGCTTTCCAGGTACCCTTATTCGATAACCGTTCTGAAAGTTCTTCAGAGTATAAGTTGCTGAGGTAAGGATATAATTGTGGTTATCGAATATACCAGAATCCCCCCACTCAATCTTAACAATCGGGGGAGCAGCCTGGTAGCCATTAGATTTAGACCATGCCTCTAATAACCTACATTTATTGATTACCTCTTCTGGATTTTCTGGGTCATTACAGTACCAAGACACATTGAATTGAATAATGTCTTCAGCACCAGTAAAGTGATACATTGGTACATTGCGACCCATTGATTTAATGGTGGCCCATGTGGTTTCTCCTCTAAAGTCTATTTCTGGAGGTCTATTCTGTAGGGTAATATATTGAGTGGGGTTAACAGTCATATTATATATCCTTACCTCATTCTGATATATAACATCTGCTTTAGCCTCGAAGTTTCTGTAATTAGTAGTATTCTTATTCCCCTTTGCTGGGTCTACTCCCTCACTCTCCTCTAATCTCGGGAATTGTAATTCCATTCTCCATTTAGCCTGGAGTTGTTTGTTTAGAATAGGGTTCTTAGACGATATTTGAGCTTCTCCGATTACTCCATTGGGAGTATAGAGTTTACCCTTTTGAGCATCATCTTTGGGAAGAGTAGAAAGAGTTCGATTGAGTAATATCCGAGCTCTCCATAGCTTATTTAAGGGACCAGTAAGAACACCTGCCGTATCTCTTGTAAGGTCATTGTATTTTTCAACAACCTTACCTGCTGCTTTATTTAATACTCTAGCCATAGTGTTTTAGTTTTATATTCCCATTACAAATGCAGCTCCAGTAAAATCTTGTTGAGAACCTGGAGCATAATCTCCAACTGCTTGACCATCTACTGAGATATTGATACGAGAATCTCTCATACCTTCTTTAATAGCTAACCTAACAGCATTAATGAATCTCTCTTCATTCTGGGCTCTAATGGTAGTTGGGTCTTCTTTCTCTTTATTCTGAGCTTCAGTATTCCTATCTACTGAATTACTAAGGTAACTAATACCCTCAATTAATAAAGGAAGACCTACAGTAATTGCTAATCCCCAGGGTCCACCGAGTAATCCCATAAGTCTACCACCTATAGAGGTTAAACCTTTTATAGCACCTTGCCTAGCCACTTGACTACCAACTTGGGCACCTGCTCCAGCTAAAGCCCCTCCAGCTAAATTACCCGCCATAGTAGTTGCTAATGGTACTCCAGGATTTGGTGTCTTAACATATCTTCCGGTTTTAGTGTTATAAAATCTACCAGCAGAATTCATACCAATACCGCTTGACATCATTTGGAGTTGAACCAGGGTTCTCATAAGGTTAACCATCCTTACCATGTGTGCTTCCATAATGGCAAACCGAGTATTAGTTTTTATTGCTGCAGCAGACATACCTTCAGTAGAAGCAGTAGCAATAGTTTGTAAATACCCAACAGACCTAATAATACCTCTTACAGTATTAAACCCTGCAACTATAGTACCAACTACTACTGCAGTAGCTCCTACCCTAAGACCAAAACCTCCAACCCAAGTTTCTGAGATAACATTGATTACCTTAACAATTTTATTACCAACATTTAAAACAGGAGTAAAGATTCTACCCAAAGCTGCACCTGCGGTAACTGTTAAGTTCTCTATACTTGATTCGAATTGGTCAATTACACCTGCATCGGTTTTAAGACGTTCTTCATTAAGTCGGTTTACTGCTCCCATGTTTTGGTCATAGGTAGCAAGTATCTTACCCATCTTATCTCTACCAGAAGCAATATCTCGAAGTACTGGAAGCATACCACGATTACCTCGAACTCCGAATATATTGAAGAAGGTTGGTGTTTCGATTCGTGAAGGTAAATCTACTGCGGCCTTAGCAAACTTCTGATAGATAGTGTAAAGGTCTATAAGGTTACCTTGAGCATCGAAGAATTCATCGGGACTTAAGCCCAAGTCTGCTAAAGCGTTATAGCCTTTCTTTTTTTGGTTAACAAGAGATAGTTGTAAGTAACGTATCATATTGGCCAGTGAGGTACCTGCCATAGAACCCTGTATACCCATATCACCCAATACACCAATAGCAGCAGCGGTTTGCCGAAGGTCTACTCCAGCAGTTGCCATATCTGCTCCTGCATAAGATATGGACTGGGCTAAGTCTGTTAAAGATATATTTGCATTAGTAACTGCAGTATATAAATCATCTGTTACTCTAGCGGCTTCCCCCATTGGGATTTGGTACATTGACATGATATTAGTCATCAAGTCAGCTACACCACCTTTCTGTCCCACTGGCATTGTAAAGATTGAAGCCAGCTTAGATGCTGGCCCAATCATCTCTTTAATAGCATCGAATTTATTACCCGCCATAGCCAGGTATCTTTGTCCTGATGCAACATCCGAAGCCGTAAGAGGAGTTATCTCATTGACATCCTTTGCCAATTGTAACATCTCCCTTTGTTCTGCAATGGTAGCACCAGCAATTTTCGAAGCAGTCCAAACTTCATTCTGAACACCCGCAGAGTATTTATAGGCCCTTGCCATTCCCCCTACGAGCTGCATTCCGAAGTCCATTGTATTAGAAGCTGACATCTGTATACCTCTATTCCAGGTATTCATATCATTCATCATTGTTCTGAATGACCCAGATATCTTGCCAGCTTCTTGAGAGAATCGGTCTTTTAAAACCATGGCAACACCGACCTCTACTATACTCCTACTGGTATTCATAATTTATTTTCTTTTCTTTAATTGTTTATAATATTGCTCGGCCATTTCCTTGAATATTTTCCTTATTCGATACGGAAGACGTAAAAAGCCGAAATAGTCTAAGGCTATCTCGGCTCTGGTGATATAAACAAAATCACTCTCTAACATTACTCTTCCGTCAGGTAGAAAAAATTCGGTGCCCAAACTATAGGATAAGTTCTTTCCTCTCCAGTGGTTGGATTAGTGATGTGAGACTCACCTTTGAAAATGGGGTCCATAGATAAGATATACTTTCTCATCTCAGCCATATCCTTTGCAGTAAATGGGGTAAAGTTTTCTACCTTTTCCCAACTACCATCAACCTCTAAGTAAAGGTTCCGACAAAGAAGAGGAGCATTCTTAGTTTGCTTATCCAATGGCAACTTCATGAAATCTTGTTCCCCCTTACCCGTCATACAATCGAATTTAATCTTCTTGCCAGAGGAGAGAACATATTCATGGTTTATCAATCTAACCCCTTCTGGATAGTAAGGGATAGCATCGGGCTTTTGATTCAAATCATCCTCAGTTGGAGCAGTACCGTAATCGAAAAGGAACTCATGAAGGTCTTGGCCATAAGTAACTTTACCTCCATTCTCTTTGCCCCAATCATATTCAAATTCTACCTCATCCCCCAAAGAGAAGATACGAGAATTAAAGATAATAGCATAGCGGTCATTGACCGGTAAGTTAAGGGCATCATCTATGGTTAATTTCCCATTGGGTGTAGCCGTAGTTCTAATTACAATTGCTGCAATGAACTTGGTAAGGTTCATCAAAGTCTTCATGTCTGAAAGGTTACTGAGGATATCCTCATCAGCACCATTCTGTTCTCTGATTTCATATTCGTAACCAGAGGGTCCGGTAAATCTAAATGTTCTAAATTCCATAACTGTTATTTTTAATGTTTACATATGTTCATAGTACTCCTTGTAACAACAAGAAAGGGGTGAGCTCCTATCACAGGAATCCCACCCCTCCACCGAATCTTAGTGAAAATAGACTAAGGAATTAGTATTTATCTGCAGTACCAACTGAGAACTCTATGGACTCAATGGTATTCTCTGAAGCCATTCTGTCCAAGTCTAAGCCGGTAATCTTACATGGCCATACCTCTTCGAAGACATGGGTATTAAGAACTGAGACTCCATCTTCGGCAAGTTCGTTTACAATTGCCGTTTCCCAGTATTGGCTTGGTACTAAACCACCACCAACTATGTGGTCCTGGCAAGAGTATAGCCAATCATGAAGCCATGTATCGGAACCTGCAGTAGTCATAAGTTTCTCTACGATAAGATTACCTATAGTAACCCTACCTGCAGTTTTAACGTCTCTATTGACGTCCCCATGAGCAACCTGGTCAATCTCAATATCCGGCAAAGTACAACTTTGAAACAGATAAGTATTGATAGGGTGTTTGGGGAACATGATGCTCCACAAGAATTTCTTCCGTGGGTTTTTTACTTTTGCTCCCATCGTTATATGTTTATAGGTTATTACTTGTTTCTACGATTGATACAGATTTGGATGCCGCATCAATTACAATCTCCATAGTTACTTCTTGCATAGGAACTACATCCTTATACTTAAGAATAGCACGGTACTTACCTTGACGGGCATCTGCCTCGGTATTAATTGAAAGGTCATCCCAAGAAGTTGCATCTTGGTCACCCATCCAGGTATACTCGGTCATAGCATCTTCATCTACCAATGAATCCAGTGTAGGTTTAACCTCCAACCAGATTCTCTTCCAAGTACTCCAAACGTTTGGTTCTTCGATATATTTGTTGAGTACCGGGCGAAGGAACTTCTTCAGGTAAAGGTTCAGTCTTACGATTGAAAGGAATCTTTCAGAATCCTGTTTCACTTGAGAAGAGAAGCAATGCCATAGCAGGGTTTGCTTACCTGAATCTGGAGTATCTTTGATTACCATCTCATTGATATAATTCTGAGCAAGAGTGTTCAGTTCGTTATATCGAGAAGGAGAACCATAGTTGGGGCATACTGGACCAACTGCATCTCCAATAACCCCTCGGTTCATACCAGCAAAGGATTTCCAAGGACCATATTGAGTAGCAGAGGCATCTCCCAAACCAACAATAGTACCCACTACATCGGAATCCTGAAGATTACCGTTTTCGTTGTAGTACTTAAGTCCACCACCAAAGTAGGCAATGTACTTAGAGTTACCTACAGTACCAAGGCAAGTCTGTACCCAAGTAACCTGAGCTTTGTAATCTCTTGCCTGAGTACCTTGAGTATAATGGGTTAAGTGTTTGGGAACTTCGATATACAGTACCCATTCCATCAGTTCTTTTGCCATATCGGCAGCAGCCTTGTATACTTTGAGTACCTCTGAATCTTGTTCCAAGTGTTGAGAGATATGTGAAATAAACAATTGGTAGAAGTCTGTGTAGTCTTTTACCAAGTCCAGTGAAGCAATCCATTCTTCGGCAGTTGGGGTGGAACCTGCACTACCGATAGTACCATTAAACAGTTTCTCTGTTTCGGAAGGTGCAGCATCTCCCACGGTAATAGTGATAGCATTCTTAGTACCATCAATATCATCGGTAAGCCACTTAATTAGGTTTTCAAAAGAGGAACCTGCAGTAATTACCGGCTTAATATATTCCGAGTTCTTAGCAAATGCACTAAGAGCAAGGTAATCTACCGAAGTGTTATTGTTATCATCGGCAGTTTTGTAGGTTATTACTGGTCCCTGTTCAAGTACTTGCCCATTAGCTGAATATATTTTATAATACAAGGTATTAGCTTGCTTATAAAAACCAACCTGGAAAGTATTTGCACTACCAATTGGATCTCCATATCCCTTGGTTACTAATCCAAAACTATAAGTAGTACTACCAGATTTTAAAGTAATCAAAGCAGAGGGTTTAGCTGGGTCAGTTACAGCAGCAACTGAGATTTCATCTTCTGAATCTTTAGCTTTTCTTGCCGCAGCCGGAGAAGCAGTTACTGTACCTTGAGTAGCTCCTTTGCCAAGTACTCGAATAACACGAAGCTTAGAACCACCTTGCAAAGCCTTTTCGATATTTGATACAGAACCATCGGGTACAATTTCAGAACCATAGATTCTTTGGAACTGAGAGAATGTAGAGATGATTTCTGAAGGGTCATCGTATGGACCTTTAGTAGTTCTAGCCAATACACAAGAAACTCCTAACATGGGAGTAGTTTGAAGAACATTGTTGTTCTTAAACTTAAAATCAACATGAGGTGAAGTTGGCATAATTCTATTGTGATTAAAGTTAATTACTCGTTTAATTTATACCCTAGAGTATTGTACCTATACCTTAGGTACTTTTAACTCTAGCATCTCATTTTCGTTTTGTTCTAACAATCCAATAAGAACCGATATATCCTTGATAGGTGTAAGAGTACCTTCTCCCAAAGCTTTTTCTGGAAGAATACCGTCCTTACATACATAGGTGTATACCTTCTCAAGTATACCATGCTCTACATCTGGATGGTCATAATAATTACCAATCTCAATGAATAGGTTTCCGGTGGGAGCAAGCCTGCCCTTTTCCCATTCCTCTAAATCATTGAAGTATGGTCTCACGTATCCTCTAGCAGGTAAGCCAGTATATAAGATTGTATGTAGCAATCTCATATCTGCTTGTGTTTGAGAAACCAGATGTACATCTATGGTAATATCCTTAGTTTCATAAGGAAACTCTGAAGCTTGGTAATTACCATCCTCAAGTTTATCACCAATGATGTATTTATTCACACCAATATCTCCAGCATAATAACCCTGTAGTTCTATGGTTATTCTTGGGAGAGTCTTTGGGCCTTTTACTTGATTATTCCCTATACCAAAAAGTGGTATAAACTTCTTCATACCTTTGATTGCCTCTTGAAATCTTTTTTCGTTTTCTTGAGACAAAGGTAAGAAGTCTTCTGGGTTTAAGGTAAGACCCATTTCCAACATTGTACTAAGTAGAGAGATATAAAAAGTTCTTTCTACTATTTCTTCTGAGTTTACCATTAAAGTCCTAATCTAATATTTAATTGAACACTTTGATTGCCATTGTCATTAATACACCCATTATAAGTTACCTGAATACCTCCAAAACCACTCATTATGGTTTGTAAATGACCAACACAATTTAATTCACTAACCCATTGAGTAGCAATATTTGAAGGATAATCGGTAAGCCATACTTTAAAGGGTATTGGTTCTGAACCAATATCTCCAGGGAATTGACCCTCTATTGTCTTACTTATATCGGTTATCTTAAATTGTTTTATAAATTTAGCAACTTGAATACCGTTGATAAGGTAGTACTGATAACCCTTTACATTACTAATCTGAGCAGTACTAGTATTTTGACCAAGATTTGGGAATGGTATATTCGGGGTTGGTTCAAAGCCATACTTAGTAGTTCTAGTACCTGGAGATTGAGTTATATTTAAAACTATCTCAGTGTTAGGTTCTTGCTGTGAGATAATCTTAACTATAGCAGTTCTTTCCAAGGGGTCATAGTTACTGGGGTTATGTTCTTGATTAGTAGATTTAGTTTTGATAGTAAGCTTACCTGCGGCATTAGCTTCTCCAATTTCTTGGGTTACCTCTAACCAATCTGAGGAGCTTTCAACTTTCCAATCTACAGCACGATATTCATCTTGAGGCTTATTATCGATAAACTTCTGTTGGTAACTGTATACACCTATTTCTAGGGTCTCACCCCTTTTAGTACCATCGAAAGTATGGGAAGTAGTTTCTGGAGTGATACTAAAATAAGTTCCCCAGGTCTCTACTATTTTAGGAGCGGCCTTTTGTACCAGAGTTACTTCCCTTTCTACACCCTGAACTACTACCTTGAGAACCTGCTCTTTTATATTATTCATGTCTTCGTTTACTGCCTTAGGCTTTACCCTAATAGTTGCAGTACCAGTTCCGGATAATGAAGATATTTCAAAGTCTGCTGCCATTTTTAACTTTCCTTATTTCTTTTCTAACTTCATTTCGTATTTCCTTTTGTAAGGCAGCTTTTCCACCAGCAGCCTTAAATGCAGGATTCCAAAGAGGACGAGGTGGTAAATTACCATCTCTGCTACCATACTCTAACATGATAGCTATCTGATTCAAAGTCTTTCTTGAAGTCTTACCAGTATAGGTAATCTTCTTGATTCCAATTGGTAAACCAACGAAAGTTCTATTCTTGGTCTTTACTACAGTAACGGATTTAGCATATTGACCCGTGAGTCGTAATAGAGTATGCTCCCCATATTTCTTTACAGTACCTGGAGCATGTTTTGGCCAAGAAGTATGGGTACCGGGTGGTGGAACACCCGTATTCAAACTTCGTCTTACTATACGAAGAAGTTGATTACCAAACTTTTCTGTACCTTTCGCATAGCCTTCGGTTAAGATACTTGGAGTTTTGGCAATCAACCTTTCTGCACGAGCTTGTTCTCGTTTATCTACGTATATTTCTAGAGGGCCAACTGGAGTCAATAGTGTAATATTAACCGACTTACTTGGCATAATTCTTACTGTTGTTTAGGTTTATCCAATCCCAGCTCCTGAGCAATTCTCTGTAACAGAGTCTCTTGAGTGGATATTCGTTGGTCCATGTATTGACGGAACTCCTCAAACCCTGGAGCAGGTTTACTTGGAGCAGAAGGTGATTGGTTAATTGAATTGAGAATGTTATCGCATTCAGAAACAATTGCCTCAAACTTTGGTCGATTGTTAAGTATATTCAAGGCATTATGTTTCTGCATAGTAACCTCATTAATTATATTCACTACATCGGTAGTATAATATACACCATTATAAATACCTTCATCAGATTGTGATGGCAAGTATACGGTGAGTTGTGATACCGAATCTTGGATTACCAATTCGACACTATTAACAAAGCCGTCTTTAGCACCAGAGGCCATTGGTTTACTTTCTCCTACCTTTACGATTCTTGCTGTATCAAAAATAGGATAACCAGACCGTCTGTCTTTTTCTAATGTGAAAATCATTTCACCTTTCTGTACCTTTTGGAAAATCAATGTTCTTTCGTCCATAATCATCTTTTATTTATTAAGTTTAAACCAAATGAAACTGCACCTGGATTCCTTTGCATGAAGTCTACCAGGTTTAAGAATTGATAGTATCCAAATTGATTTATGAGTACCTGAGCTTTGTTTGCTACTTCTTGTGCAATCTCTATATTGGGAGCAGGTAGAGCTAATTGTATCTTGAATTCGGTGAGTTGTTCTTGTTCCATAATTCCTTAGTTTAATGAGTTAAAACGAAAAAAGGAGTACACCTAAAAACAGATGCACTCCTTTAATCATCTTGGTATTTTAAATTACTAAGCTGGCGTTGTAGTACCGGTCTTCAAGGCAGCTACCACTTGATTGACGATGTTCTGGTCTCTCTGAGCATCTATCACTCGATTGAGGCGAGCAATCTCGGTGTCTTTAGCAGTGTTCTCGATGAGGCACTTGATTTCCTGTTGGCCATTCTTGAGGTCACAGCAGCAACGTTCCAACTGAAGAGCCAAGTCAGATTTTACTTCTTTAATCAAGCCTTTGGTTTCACAGCAGCAATCCGACTGTTGGTGTTCCATGTGGCAGAGACGATCCATAACACGGTTGAAGCCTGCGCCCATTTGGTCACGAGAATCTCGGATATCCGAATTAGTTTTGTAACCCAAATCGCAAAGACCTCTTTCCGTAGTGAAACGGTTGTTAAGGATTTCTCTACCAACACCGGCAACATCTTTTGCTACCCCACTGATTTCTTGAGTAACTCCACGAGCAGCATCAGAGATATCTTTGTAGATACCTGCCTTTGCTTCTTGAACCGTAGCTTCTACTTTCTGAATATCAGCTTTTGTGTCATTGATTTTGTCCCATACGGAAACTGCAGCAGCACCAAAGCCACCACCTACCAATGCACCACCAACGGCTCCCCATCCAGAGCCCAACCGGAATGATCTCTATATCCGCAACCATCGTTACAGCCTCTGTTCGCGATTACAACGCCATCGCCGGCACCTTTTACTTCTACTCCCATAATTGTAAGATTTTAAAGATTAATACTTAGGTTAATTATACATTAAATACAGAATGGTGTTGTATTTTTATTACCCCAAATTAAATACGTATTCATAAGTAATTGTTGCAGCATTCTGAGTTATGTTGACTGTAAGCTCCCAACCCTCATCATCGTTTTCTGCTTGCCTTAATTTAATGGTACCTGACCTTGTTGATTCTACGGTGTTCTCCGTTAAGGTTAAGGTTAACCCATAGGTTCCATTATCACTGGATAGTGTTGTAATGGCTACATTTGTAACCCAACTTGGTTTTGAAGTTACGGTTAAAGCCAAGGGATATCTTGTACTTACCTCAGAACCATTTATTACCTTAGTCTTAAAAGAATAAGCTACATCAACTGTAAAGTTATTACCTCCCAAAGCTGACAATCCGGTTCTAGTGGTAGTTCTTGAACCAGTAGGGGAAGTGAATGCCAAGTAATACTTATAAGATACTGAAGCAGCACTCTGTGTAACTGTGATTGTCTTAGTAGTTGCCCCACTATAGGATGCAGTTACTACACAGCTTCTACTTGAAGTACCCAAGTTCTCCGTAGCAGTAAGTACCGTCTTAGCAGCATTCAAACTAAAACCAGTACCACTTGCACTAACCGTAGGTGTAGCACTCTTCGAAGAACCTGCACTTGTTGACCCTGAACTCCAATGGTTGGTAGTAGGTATACTTACACTGGCATAAATATTAACACTACCTCCTGAATTAGAGATAGAGTATGAACTTGCAGATAAGCTTATTACTGGTGTACCATCAGTAGTACTGGTAATTTTATTCTCTGCCTGGTATACATCGAGAGTTATAGATTTCGATTTACCATTCAGAGATACAGTACAAGTAAGGGAGCCTACCCTTGTTCTAGCCTTTGCAGTAGTTCCCAAAGAACCTGCACTAACTGCAGTACCATAACTAATGCTAGCACCGCTTGTAATTGTGCCTCCTCCAGTTGTAGAACCATTCCATCCCCAAGTCTGAGAATATGAGGGCATAGTTGAGAATGAACTTCTACTTCCTCCACTTGCAGGTATATCGGATACACTTCCTCCACTTACAGTGATTTCACTATAGGTTCTATAACCTGCAGATTGAGAACAACTGATAGTTAGTTTCTTATTGGTTTCTGCCTGAGTTAATACTACACTACCCGACTTTGCCGAAGTAGAAGTATTATTTGCCATAGTTACTGAAGTACCAGTACCGGTAACTCCGGTATTAGCCCTGGTATAACTTAAGGGAATTTGATTACCATAGGTATGTCCATTTCGGTATTCCTGTTTATAAGAGGTTACAGTAAATGTTTTTGTTCCTCCAGTTGCCCCAAAAGACAGAGAAGTGGGATTCACTGAGAATGTTTGAGACCAACTTTGAGATGCTGCTGCCTGGGTAAATGTGAATTCCACGGTTTTACCAGATTCAGATTGAGTAGCCAACCCCTTACCAGACCTTGAGGTTAGGTCTAGATTCTCTGAAGCTTTCCAAGGCTTTCCATCTGCCGACTTACTATAGTTAGTAATCCAACTTGGTTTACTGTTTATTACGTAATTAACACTAACAGCAGACCCATTAGCTACATTATCCCAATATTTCTGCTTCGTACTGGTAAACCCAAAACCAAAATTAGAACTACTGGGGTTACCTAAAGCATCAAAACTTATACTGGAGTATCTCAAAGTGAATGTATACTTATAAGTTACCTTATGAATATCTTCGAGTTTAACAGCTTCGTTATTACCATAGGAACTAGCATTGGAGATTTCCAAGCCAACGTAACTTTCCCCCGTTCCTGTAGAGGCGAGTGCTAACAATTCAGCCTTGGTAGGGCAGTCATTACCTGTCTTACCAAGGCCTACTTTAGTTTTGACAGCACTCCATGTTGCTATCTCTCCCATATTAATCTACATCTTTAAGATTTCTGAGTTCTGAGATTTCAGCCTTCAAAGCCTTAATCTCTTCGTAAAGAAGTTTAATACCTTCGATTGCCAGAGTAGACATCTTATGGTACTTAACTTGTTTTACCAATACATATTCTTCACCGTCGATAACAACCGTTTCGAATTCCTCAGGATTAGGAACTGAATCCTTAGTTCTTGGGTCTTCTTCCACATAATGGTTAAACCCTGCTGCTTCCAAACCTTGTGCAATGGTACCTTCATCTTCCTTACCATCCATGATAAAGGATTCTGTAGGTATACTGCAAATCTGTTCCAAAGTATGGGTTAATGGTTTGATGTTAGATTTCAATCTTTCATCGGAAGACTCTTTCCAGAAACCGGAAGGAGCAGTAGTCTTAGCAAATACTACCTGGTCAGTAGTTGCCAATCCCAATTGAGCTCTAGTTACTGTATGAGGATTATCCTTTCTACCTGCATGACTATTGATAGAAGTCTGAGCAGTAGTACCTGCAGCCTTAGCATCAGCAATAGCAGTAGCTTGAGCAGTAGATACTGGCTTATCAGCATCAGAAGTATTATTAACATTACCCAATCCAACCTGAGTTTTAGTAACTGTATGAGGATTAGATTTATTGGCAATGTGATTATTTACCTTAGTTTCTAAGGCAGTTACATCTGAACCAGTATCGGCAATCAAATCGTCAACGTAAGTTTTCAATTCTGTACGAAGAGCATTGATGGCATTAGTTCTATTGGTAATCTCATTTGCCAACCCCTGTACGGTATTATCCAAGTTAGTCTTATCTGCTGCAGTCATTACACCTGCAGTAGTCTTAGTTGCTGCAAGTATATCTCTAATTAAATCTGTAGCACCTTCATAAGTCTTACCCTCTGCACTCTTAGTTTTATTATTAAGAGTAGCTCTTACATTAGTTGAATTATGGGTAAGAGTGAATCCAGTAAGAATAATTCCTGGAAGAGAACTATTAAAGGTATCATGAGCATTATCTTTTGCAATACGGGCCTCTTGTTCAGCTTCAATAGCATCTGGTAAGGTTTGATTAAGCTTTATTACACTATCGGCATCCATCAGACCAGCTTCTTGAGTAGTGGCTGGGGTTAGAGGGATTACCATCCCATCGGGTTTATCAATGTAATGCCCTTGACCATCCGTAGCAGAATAGTTACATAAGATAATAACATTACGCTTATTTTTGTTAGCTATTGAAACCTTACTAATTAAATTTTTAGGCATGCTAGATACCACATCCTCAAGATGCTTACCTCTACTACCTTCGAAAGCAGTACCTGCGATTTCCCCAATGATAAGAGACGAAGTATTACTGTCTACGAATTTAGTACCTGACCAACGGAATTGGTATGGAGGTTCATCATCGGCAACATTTATATAAATCTTACCAGATTCTCCAACTACGGGAGTTTGGTGACCTGCATCCGTATACAATTGAACATTAGTAAGACCTCCAGTGGGGCTTACATCATAGGTAGCATATACTTCAAGTACATCATCTACATATGAAGGCAAATGGTTAGCAGGTACTAACCCCTTCCCATCCAATGGAGCAAAGCCATCAGCCTTACCCTTAGTTGCTACAAAGGCATCATGTTTAGCTTCTAGAGTATTAATATTATTCTGTAACTTAGTTTCAAGGGTAGTATCTGCCGCAGTTCTATCGGCAATCTCCTTATCAATCCTTGCACCCAATGCAGTATCAGCAGAAGTACGAGCAGTTGCTTCATCGTTTACAGCTTTAGTAAACTTGGTATCTAAAGCAGTATCTGCAGCTTTTCTATCAGCTACTTCTTGAGCAAGAGCGGCTTCTGATTTACCGTCCAAAGCTTCGATAGCATCTTTACGGTCCTGAACCTCTTGAGCAATAGCATTGGGTAATGTCTCATCCAGATTAACTTTATCTTGGGCGGTCATTACACCAGCTTTCTCTGTAGTAGAGGCAGGCAATGTAATAGGATTCTGTTCTACTGTACCATCTTCAACTACGGTCTTAGTAGCAGCTATGCCAACAGTAGTTTCATTGGGAGTTACTGCACCAAGGGCAAAGTTAGCAGTAGAGATTCTATCCAATTCTACCTTATCTTTCGCAGTCATCGTACCAGCCTTAGTAGCCGATACCTGAGGCAAATCGAAAGTTTCGGTAGTATCAGCATTCAAACCGTTATCCTTAGTTACGGTTACTGTTACCTTATTAGCATCAGAAGCTGCAGAGAGATCAGTTAAAGAATTTGGGTCTAACCCATCTAACTTAACCTTGTCTGCTGCAGACATAACTCCAGCAAGAGTTTGAGTTACCGGAAGTAAATTCTTGGTAGCTTCTACTTCTTCACCATATTGGTTATTTGCCTTATCCTTGGTTGAAGTCTTTACTTTGAAAGAAAGCTGAGTATCTGTTCGGGTTACAGTACTAACATCGGTAACCATGGTGTCTGGCAAAGCATCGGAAGTACCTTCTTCAGCTTCCAATCTTTCTTCATGGTCATCGGTAATGTTAGTGAATTTATTATCTAAGGCAGTATCAGCATCGGTTCTGTCCTGAATTTCTTTATCGATACGTTTACCCAAAGCTGTATCGGCAGCAATACGGGCAGCTTCTTCTGCATCGATGTTATCCTGGAGAACTTTATCTGCGGCCTTTCTTTCCTCTCTCTCTGTATTAAGGTCAGAAGTATTCTGATCAATCTTTGCTTCCAACCGAATATCTTCAGCTTTACGAGCAGCAATTTCGTTATTTAACAGATCCGTAATGGCCGTATAATTACCATTGATATTATCCTGAATACCCTGGATTAATTCCAGGTTACGTTGGATATTAGCAGTATTCTGAGTTACCAGAGCATTAGTAGCATTCAGGGAAGTTAACAACTCTGTACGAGTTTCACTTACAAAAGTTCTCAGCTCATTTACCGTAGTAGTAAGAGTATTACTCAGGTTAGTGAATGATTGTTGTAAAGTATTATCTCCCTGTTCTCGTAAGTTCTTTTCGGCTTCAAGCTTATTCTCCAACTCTGTAAGCTTAGCAGTCATAGTTGCTGCAAAGTTGGGGTCATCACCGAGAGCCTTAGCAATCTCTGCCAAAGTGTCCAATACTTCAGGGGCTGAACCAATAATCTTTTGGATTGCAGCCTCTACTTGTTCTGCATTCTGAAAGTCAGAATCGTTTAATAACTGAGAAACCTTAGTGATATAGTTTGCATGTTCTTCGATGCCATCCAACTTGGCATACAGCAAGTCAGTGAAATCATTTGAAGAAAGTACCTTGCCATCTACCTTATCTACCTTCTTATCGTCCATTGCCTGGTCTGCAGCAATTCTATCTGCTTTCTCCTGAGCAACAGCATTACTGATAAGAGTATCTTGATTAGCTCTTTCAGTTGATTCTTTATCGATATTGGTTTGAAGTAAAGTATCTCCAGCTAAGCGGTCATTCTTTTCGGTAAGGATATCCTTATTAATACCAGCCATATCATCCTTGTGATTCTGAAGGTTGGTATCAATCTTGGCCTCAAGAGAAGTCTCTTTGGCAATTGCTCGGTCTTTCTCTGCATTAATAGCAGTAGTGTTGGCATTTACCTTTGCTTTTAGTTCATTCATAGCATCGGTATTACCTGCCTCTAGAGAATCAATACGAACTCCCAAAGCATTATCACCAGCAATACGATTTTCCTTTTCTTGTTCAAGCTTAGTGTTAATATTAGCTACTTCGGATTTCAAAGCTTGCTTGGTATTATCCAACTTAGCAGTAAACTCAGTACTCAAAGCTTTATCAGCTGCAGTACGGTCTGCTACTTCTTTATCTAAGTTAACCTGGAGAACTTGGTCGGCAGCCTTTCTTTCTACACTCTCAGTATTAAGGTCGATATTGAGAGTATCGATACGAGAACTCAAGGCACTATCAGCATTAGTACGATCAATGATTTCTTCGTTAATCATATCCTTAACTTCCTTGTAGTTATCACCTACAGTCTTAGTTAAGTTTGTGATTGCCTCTGAATTTCTTTCAATACTATGTTGGTTAGTGGCAATAGCAGTAGTATTTGCATTTACCTGCTCAGTAAGCTCATTACGCAATGTATTGATAGACTCTTGCATACTCAATGCCAAGTCTGAAATACGTTGGTTAACGTTAGCCAGACTTTGAGTATAGGCTTCATCTGCAGTCTTTCTTTCGGCAATCTCTTTATCCAAGCTAGATTGAATTGCGGCATCTGCATCTTTACGGTCTTGGATTTCCTTGTTAAGATTGTCTTTTACAACTCCAAGAGCAGCATCACCAATAGCAGACTTATTGTCTACATATTCTTTCAGTTTAGTTTCAAGAGCTGTATCAGCATCCTTACGAGCTTGAACTTCAGCAGCTACCTCAGCACTGTTTGCCTCATCACCCGCAATTCGGTCTTCGATTTCTTGGTTAACCTGTTCTGTGATTGCAGCCAATTTCTTGGTAATGGTAGCAGCAAAGTTGGGATCATTTCCAAGGGCATCAGCAATTTCCTTAAGAGTATCAAGTACTTCTGGAGCAGAACCAATAATCTTTTGGATAGCTGCATTTACCTCTTCCTCAGTTTGGAAACCAGAATCGTTGATAAGCTGAGAAAGATGCGTAATATAATTTGCCTTTTCCTCAATTCCATCAAGTTTAGCTTTGAGTATATCGGTAAAGTCATTCTTAGTCAAAGAATAGCCTTCACGTTTATCTACTTTCTTAGTATCAAGATCTTTATCACCTTTTTCTCTAGCAGCAGCCTCGGCAGCAATAGCATTAAGCAATTGATCCTTGTCTTCTACACCCTGCTCTTTTACATCTTCGATTTTGTGTTCAAGAACTAAATCCTGAGCAGCACGAGTAGTAGCCTCTGAATCGATATTGTTCTGTAATACTTGGTCTGCAACAGTACGGGCCTGAACTTCTTTATCAATATTACCTTGAAGAGCATTATCTGCATTGGTACGGTCTGTTACCTCTTTAGAGATTTCATTGTGAAGAACTTGGTCCTCAGAATGACGGTCTACCTTCTCTTGGTCAATTTTACCTTGAAGAGCTAAAGTATCTGCCTGGCGATTAGTGATTTCTTCGTTAATCTTAGAATCCAGTACAGTATCTGCGTTAGTACGATTTGCAGTTTCTTCTGCAATCTTTGACTCAAGGGATGCCTTATCATTGATATGGAGAGTTTTAAGGTCATTTACACTTTCCTTAATCTCATTATCGGCAGCAATACGTTCATCTTTTTCCTTTTGGATAAGATCCTTGAGTTCCTTCTCAAGTTCACCATTACCTTGATTTACCTTATCTTCAAGGTCTTTGATGTCTTCGGCATTCTTATCTACCTTCTTCTCAACTCTGTCGATTTCAGCTTTTAAGTCTGCCTTAACCGTATCAATCTTCTTATTGATTTGGTCTAACCCATATTCGAGGTTATCCTGAACTGCGGCTACTGCAGCACCCAAGGCAGCTTCAGCTTCCTTAGCCCGATTAACCTCTTCAGTTAAGGCAGTACGAAGGTCAGTTAATTTATTAGTGATAGTAGTTGCAAAGTTGGGGTCATTACCCAAAGCTTCTGCTAACTCTTTAAGAGTATCAAGAGCATCATCTGCACCATCAACCAAATCACTAATCATCTGTTTAACTTCTTCCTCAGTTTGATACTTTAAGTCATTTTCAAGCTGAGATACCTTAGTGATGTAGTTTGCATGTTCTTCAATGCCATCAAGTTTAGCTTTTAACTCATCAGTGAAGTCATTCTTAGATAAGTCATATCCTTCCTTCTTATCTACCTTATTTTTGATAGAAAGTACGAAAGCCCAGAACTCATTTATAGTTCCCCCAAAGCCAGCACGAACAAAGTCATCATAGTAACCCTGTAACAACCGCTGGTCAATCTCTTCGCAGGTGTAATATTTACTTACATACATATTTATAAAATTTAAGGATTAATTACTGAACGTTGACGACCCAGTAAGAATTCCGAATCTATATCCCTGAATGGTTCTCCCTCTGAACCACAGAAGGTATTTATTGGTATATTCGGATTTTCTGGATCTACATCTCCACCGTCTTCTATATCCCCCCGTATGCAAGCATAATCGGGAAGCCTATTTACACGGAACTTTATTACCTGGCCTATACCAGGATGAGGTATTATTTTATCCCAGATATCCCCGAAGTAATCTTGAAAGCAGGTGACAAATTTGTTTCCGGTCATCGATTGAAATGCCGTTACATCATTGCCATTACCTTTCATTTCAATATGAACTCCAGAGGTACCATTGAGGATAACCAGATTACTATCAAACCAAATTCCACTGTTTGTAGTAATTGGTGTCCACCTCAGTACTAACATCTTTGCCATATACTTTATTTTTATTCTACAAATTCAACTTTGGTATCTCGGTCTCTCTTTAGGATAATCATGAAAACTAAAGCCTCATCCTTTGCCTGAGCAGTCTGAGTATCTCCAGAAGGCTTATACGTTATACCATTAATTACAAACCTATCTTGTTCCCAATTAAAATCCCAATAACCTTCCGGTGTAAGATAACCGATTTGTTCTATATAAGATTTAGAAATTAGTATTGATAAGTTTTCATCATCCAATTCTCCTGAGACTGTTGCCTTATTGATGGGCCAGTTTCTGAAAGCATTGTAGTAACATAATGCCTCGATTTGGATGTTATAATATTTAGGTATACTGTCTTCGGCATGACTGAGAAGCTGATTAACATGTTTGGCCCAGGTTATGGATTGCCTACCAGCATCCCAATCTAAGAAGTCAGTGATAATTTTCTTGTATCTATCCCAAGAGCGGTTCTTTACCATTCTCCAGGGTTCTTTTGTCATAACTTAGTTAGAATTGATTTCTTACCACCTTTCACTGGAGCACTTGGATTTGGCCCATCTAATACTCCAGGTTGCCTTCTGTTAACTACTTTTGGGACTACGGTTCTAAATACTTCATCACAGAACGGTAAGTAGATTTCCAATCGTGAAGCTAACATACAAAGGTTCTTCCTTAATTCATCTATTAATCCACCTGGTTGCATTGCTTGAGAAAGTGTTTTCCATAGGGAACTCGTAGCATCTGCCAAGGTATCATAATATTGCACTTCAGTAGGCCCAGTAGTGATTTGTTTTATCCTATCACCTCGGGCAAGTTCGGGTTTAGAAGTACCATCACCAGTTTGTTCTTTGGTAGAAGTTAATTGACTTAGGTATTCTGAAGTACTTGTTAATAGATTAAGTATCTTCACATTGAGAAAGTCCCATGCTGCCAATTCCATTATTAATTGGTTTTCTAGTGCTTCATACCATAATTCATCAGTATACTTATCTGCAGGAATTTGGTGATTTACTAGAGGACCAATATAATATTGCCATTTGGTGATGTAGATAGATTTATCTTCCCTGGTCATTCCCTCTGATATCTCTGAAGGAATATAGTGGTCGATTAAGTTATATATTGTATCGGCTAATGCCGTATGCCCATAATCACAAACTACCAGAGTCTTATCTACGGTGATATCTAAACCATTCGAGTTGGTTACATGTAAGGTTACTGTATAGAAACCGGGAGTTTCATAAGAATAGGAAACATGTCTTCCACCATTGAAAACCTCTCCCTTATCATCGCCAAAGTCCCAGTCAAAAATGGATTTGGCCGGGACTTTGGATATGACTCTGAATGAAACTTCCAGACCTGACGTAACGTACAAAAAGTCCAGATTGTTATTCATATTAGTCTGTCTTATGTAATTTTCATAGATTACCCTTTAGAAGAGGATTCGAATTCTTCCAGCAAAGCCTGAAGAATTGTTTCTACTGTATCATCTTTCTCGGCAACGATTTCATGAAGACCTGCTACCAGTTTCAGTTCTTCCAGGGAATAGCCCTTTGCAAGTTTTTCAAGAGTCATGCCTTTCTTGAACTGAGCATTCAGTCTCTTATCCAACTTTTCGATGTCGGCCTCTGAATACTTTTCGATTTCTGATTTATCAGCAATGATAATCAGATGGCCAGAGGCAATTGCCTTCTGAATCTTTGGTGCACGGAATTGACGACGAGAGAGTTCCTTGTCTTCTCCTCTACAAACGGTAATACCAGTTGATTGGTCATGAAAACTGTAAGCTCTTGGTCCCACAGTTACTGTATATTTATCTTTAGCCATATTTCCTAAGATTTAAAAATGATTAAAGAGAGGATAGGTCTTTTTTTTTTTTAGTTACCTACCCTCTCAGGGAATTTATATAGATGAAACCGGACGTCCCTTATTATTCTAGGTTAGCCATCAAATATGGGTCTACGTTCATGAACTCGGGGAAGCCGAATTCTGAGAACTTCTTGTCAGCAGCCAGCAACAGAGTTGCATCCTGGTACATCTTAGAGAAGCCAGTAGTCAAGCTTGCATAGATTGCCTGAGTCTGGTTAGAAACGATTCTTTCAGATTCAAGCATCAACTGACGAGCAGTAAGCTTAATCAAGGCAGCAGATGTATCAATCAACAGCAACTGTTGGTCGGGTGTACCCGGGTGAATGTAGAAGTCAGCATTCTTGGGAACAGGAGACTTAACATTCAGGGTAGCTTCTGTAGTACCAGAGTGACGATCCTTGAATTCCGGCAAGTTCAGCATTTCGATTGCCTGGTCTTCACCACCAATCATAGTTTGGAAGTTACGTCCCATACGAGCAGCACGTACCCAAATATGCAGAAGGTCTTTGTAAGTGATACCATTAGTTGTTTCGTATACACCGATTACCGGGGCAGACTCAGAGCCATCAGGGTTGTTACCATTGATAGCAACGTCCATAGCCAGAGTATCCAGAGCATAACCCAACTGAACGCCAAAATCACGAAGGTAGATTCCCAAGACATCGAGCGAAACATAGTTACGAACTTCATCAGTAAGTTTGAAACCTTTTCCGATTTTGAAGAGGCTAACTGATTTCTGTCCGAAGCTAACATCACCCAATGGGATAGTTTCTGCCTCATTAACCTTTGCAGGGGCAGCATCCGACATGTTAACCATCGGCATGATTGCTTGTAAACCATTGATTGGTTGGTCAGATGCAATGATATTTGGATAGAACGGAGCCTGGCGCATACCCAATGTGATAGCAGCACGGATGATTTCCGGAACAATCCAACGAATATTCTGTTGAGGCATTGTAAAGATGTTCTGCATCGTGTCCACTTTTGGATTGATGCCCATCTTTTCAAAAAGTTCATCTTCTGAAATACCCCATTTACCGGTAACCAATTCTCCAAAAGTTACCTCTACAGGCTTCTTGTCCTGTGAACCGGAACGAACAGCTTCCAAGCTTCTTACCATTTCCGGCAGCTCATTCATAAAATCTTGAGCCTTCAACTTTGTAATATCTATTTTATTTTCCATAACTTCTTTTCTCTTATTTGATGAGTACTTGAATTACCTCATTTGCCTCTTCTGCTGGATTAAGGGCAATGAACTGGGTTGAAGTTGCTTGGTTAGCTTTTACGAATCTATCGTTAAGCAATTCTCCATCGGGAGTTACATAGCCAGCTTCGATATTTCCGTTTGATACCCAGTTACAAATCATGTAACCTTCCATAGCTACTGTTACCTCTACCGGGAAATTTCTTTGAGGTTGATAAGCAGGGTTAACGTTATCCGTTACTGCTACACCCAAATAAACTTGAGTAGCTGTATCAGTGCAAGGGTAAATCAAACCTTCTTCATTCAAAGCTACTGGCATACCCTGTACGATTTTCTCTCCAGCTTTAACATTGAAAGCCTGGTGCAATTTGTGTGACTCACTTTTGTAAATCACCGCTCTCGGGGTTCTTTCCCCAAAGAGAGTAAGTTGCTGAGGGTAGTTTACGATTTTAGTTTTTTCCATAACGCGGATTATTTATATTAGTTATTTGATTTTGTTTCGATACAAGTTATCGATTACATTCTTAGTACTCGGAGATTCTGAATTCCGTTGGGTATCAGTACCCTGGGTTCCAGTTTTACCCTCGGTATCATCCTCAGCAATTGAGGAAGCACGGTTGACGTCCTTAGAACCACATTTTGAGCAAGTGAGAGGGAACTTCTCTTCCAAGCGAGCTTGGTAATCCTTTGTCAAGGAAACAAGAGTAGTAATACCAGTAGTCTCGGCATTGAGCATCGTAACGATTGTCTCATCTACCTTATCACCCATCAACTTCTTGTAAGTTTCTACGGCATTTTCACGGAGAGAAGCAATGTGATTCTTTCCTACAGTTGCCATTTCCTTCAAGTTAGCTACTTCAGCATTCAAGTTGGTAATCTGTTCCGTAAGAGAAGTTTTCTCTGTAGTAAGATTATCTACCGAAGTTTGCAATTCGTTTCTGGATGATACCAAAGTCTGAATGCAGGCAATTACATTTTCCTGATTCATCTCTTTACCTTCTTCCAGGGTAAGCATGTTATCCCCAAAAAGGCTTTCAAGAAATTTTTGTAATTCGTTCATGTTATCTTTATTTGAATGATTATCATTGGCATCATTATCATTAAAAGAACCCTGAGTATCGTTCTTTTCTTGATATGATGTTAAATCTGATTTATAATCAGTAAAGAAGTATTGCTTCGATTTATCATCTCTATACTCTTCATAGGATGCCCAAGTTCTTTTGGCAAAGGTTGGGTTAATGATTTTACCATCCGAGCCAATTTTCTGGGCAAATGAATCAGCACCATGTGAAACTAGTGAGGTCTCAAGGTAACGAACAATTTCAGTAACCATTCTACGTACCATAACTCCCTTAGAGTCATAAGTACCCAGTTTCTGATAAAATTCGTTATCTTCCATTTGGGGATGGGATTTATCCCACTTAAATTGTACAGTAACTGAATTACTATGAATTGAAGGTGGCTCCATAAGGATGCCTCTAGCAATTCTTGGGTTTGCCTTACCATCGATTTTCAGAATACCGTTGATACCAGCGGGTATAGTAAAGCTACCGTCTTTATAGGATTCCTGCCACATTACTTGTGATACAGCACCAATAGCATTACCAATGTTGGTTTCATGGTCACAGTTTACTGTTTGACCAAGCAACATCTTCATAGAAGCCTTTAGTACTCCGTTCTGTCCAAAGTCTGTCGGGTTCCAATTCTTAGATACAATCGTTTCTGAAAGTAATCTGAACATTGGTTCGATAAACTCTTCGTCCTTAGGAGTTAGTTCCGATTTGTCTAGGTTGGGATAGTAAGTATTATAATCTATATCCCCTCCCCAAAACCCAAATTGAGCAATGGAATCCGGTGTAGGATTTTTCCATTTGTAATAATTCTCTGAGAAAGCCTTGGCTCCCACTGCTTCTGGGATATACCCAGCCATAATGGTATGGCCTTGACCTATCACCATAGAATCAAGATGCTCTTTGTTTTTCTTTGTAAATTTACTCATCTTGCTTTAGTATTTTGGTCTCCTCGAGAAGGAGCCGGGTTATTCTTATCTCTTGACCTACGAGCAGATTGGTTTTTATCATCTTGCCTTTGTTTCTTCTTAGTTCCTTCTTGTGGGTCTATATTACCTCCCTTAGCAAATTGGTCCTCAAGTGAAACTCTTGGTTCTTTCTCATCAGGAGAATCATAACCCATTGCCCAAGCATATTGCTCTTGACTAATGATACCAGCCTTATACAATAAGTCAAGGTTCTGTATCTTATACTGAAGACCTTGTTGGATTTTAACTTCATCAGAAACTGTAGAAGTTCCCCAATCAATCTTCATCCCCTTATTATTAAAGCCTGCCAGACGCAGTTCTAGAGAATAAAGTCGGTCTAATACATAAGCTACAAGCATTTGGATATTTTTTAACTGGCTAATCATCTTAGACAGCATTATACCAGTTGCACCTTCACCAGTAGTAGATGATACCCCAATGATAGAGCCATTAACTCCCAACCCATTTGCTACAGATTGTTGGTTCATATTCCAAGGCTTCTCGATATTACCGAGCTCCTTAGTAGTAGAATTTAGTTTGAATTCATGGTCATCTATGTAACCAGCAACTACCCCATCCTTCATACCCTCTTTAACATTACGTTTAAGGATATTGAGTTCATGGTATAATCTGGATTCATAAGATTTGATACTCTCATTTGGCCTTTGTGGAGATTTCTGCATCTTAGCTTCTAAGAAACCAACCATACCACAAATCTCCATGATATGTTTGAAGTTAATCTTCATATCATTTTGTCCTTTGAGAGAATCCAATGCAGGCATAAATGGAGGAACTCCATAAGGTTCATCGGTATCATTGAACATACCAACATAGAAGTAGGTTTCTGGGTTAAGCTTAATGTAATCTTGTTGCTTAACAAAGAAATTTATATTCTTTTGGTAAGGAGCATACACCCCATTTAATTCACGTTTAAACTTGATATGCTCTGGCTTAAGGAATAATACAGTAGCCAAACCATCAAGCTTGTCATTTGGTACGCCTTCTACAGATATTGCCCCACTTACAAGAAGTTGAACAATCATTTTATTAACTAAACCATCCATACCAGCAGTATATCTGGTCCATCCCTTGGTGGCTTTCTTAAGATGTTCTCTCATCTTTGAAGCCTCTTCATCGGTATTATTAGGGAAAGTTACTGTATGACTGGTGTTAGCTAACTTAAACATATCTTGCAATGCAATGCCCATATCAGGATTTACCTTATATAAATCCCGAATTAAAGGTATCACATCAACACGAAAAGAGGGTTCAACTAATTTAGTCAACCCTTGTAATGATGTAATTAAGTTATCGCTATCATCGTCAACTGAAACCCTACCAGGCGAAATCGATGTGGCAGGCTTCTCCTCTTTATTAGAGGATGTACCATTCTTGGGAGGGTCCTTCTTACGTCCCCAACCCCAACTAAAATTGAAGTACTTTTTCATCTTGGTTGTACGATTACGTTAGTTTTTCCTTTCCTTATGTGATTACATATTGCTTTTCCAAAGATATCATCATCGGCATATACGTCTCCTTCAAGGTCTACATCTACAGCTGAATTGTTAGCCCTATGTTTACCCATTGCAACAGGTCTACCTAAACCATCATAAATGAAGGTATAAGCTTCTTGTACAAAGAATGGGTCCTTAATGATTACGTGATCTAATCGAATATCTTCTTCCAAGTTTTCTATTATCACTGAACGATTCTTTTGGGTGGTTAACCAACCAGGGGATTTATCCATTTCAGGTCTACTTTTACCTTTTTTCTTTAGCATCTTCTGGTAGTAGTAAAGGTTAGGGTAGCCTTCGTCTTGAAGCTTAGAAGTTACTGATAAACCAACGTCATTGGATTCTGGAGCTATTATTGCCCAGTTAAACAACTTCCCAGTATCACCAAGTAACTTAGCATAAGCTCCCACTGCCATTCTTCCCTTATATACTACTTGTTCTTCTCCTAGCTTATCCATACAAGTAAATGAAGAGTAGTCAGAAGCTCTACCAGTTGAAACGTCTGCACCAATGAAATATTCTTTATCTGATTCGGGTTCACAGAATTGTCGGTATTGACCATTAAATCTCTTCTTAATAACTGGGTAATCACTAAGGCAGTCTTCGATAGCTTTAATATCGGCTAAATCGAAGACTGTATTACCAGATGATAAGAAGTCACCATCAATTTCTTGTGCAGTTCGTTTTGCTCCCAAAGCAGAAGACATTTGGTTATACCAATTGATATCTCGTTCTGGGTGCATTTGCCAGTATAATCGAATTGGGTTAAAAGGATTACCTCCTGCAATGGCATCTACCCAAGTTGAGTGATAGAAATTACCAACTCCATAGGGAGTGGAATTGACGATGGCAGCTCCACCAGTGGAAAGAGTAGGGAATGCAGCAGCCCAAATTTGAGCAGCCCATCTTACTACTGCTGCCTCGTCAATTACCAGAAGAGAAAGGGATTCCGAACGACCGGCTTCGGATGATGTCGGAATTGATTCAATAAATGACCCATTATCAAATTCTATCATGGAAGCAGAACCGTATTCTCCAGCTCTACCATTGATTATGGGAGTTTGAAGGTACCATGGAAGATTCTTGTACATGAACTTAATCTTCTTAAGCACCTTCTTAGCAGTTGTGTCTTTGATAGAGATAATGTTTATCTTTTTGTTGGGATGGTACATCGCCAACCAAAGACAGTACATTGAAATAAGTTCTGTAATTCCTGCCTGACGGAATTTGAGAATGATATTGAATCGTTGGGCAATGAAATTGTAGAGAACAGATTTCTGAAATGGGTATAAATCGAATCTTACCTTTCCTCTTACTGGATGTATCACATAGCAAAAAAGGCTAAAAAAGAAAACATCACTAGAAACTCGGGATAAGTTTGATAGCTCTTCTCGAGTTAATGTAGTTCTAGTTTCTGAGATAGTCTTTGCCATTACTTAAAAGTTATATGTTATTTGAAATTCGATGTCAGTACCCATCCCTGATTTTATCTTCGGATAGTAAAAGGTATTGACTCCGAATTTGTAATTAAATCTCTTAGTCTTGATTGAAAGACCAGCTCCCATATCGAAGAGATTATTGAAAGGTCTGTATTTGCCATAAACGTATGGACTAAGTGATAACCTTGCAACTTTCTTTCGAGTTAATTGACCTTCATACCAGTTGTAGTTGTATTTATCTAAGTCGATTGGGAATAGTCTAGTTGAATAAGTGTTAGTCTCCTTATTGAACAGACTTAAGTTCAACTTATCTTTCTTCAAAACAATTTGAACCAGGGAATCTTGGTTACTGATAACTGGCTGCCTTAGCATGGAATCAGGAAAGAGAGTTGGCTGCTTATTATCATGAACTAAGATTTTACCTGGTTCAACTTTTTCTGAGTACTTCTTCTCTGGTTTGAAGGGTTTCTCTGTGTATACTGTATCTGGGATTTCATTGACCGCTAGTTCTAAGGAATCAACCTCTCGAGAAAGTTTGTAATTCCTGAAGCAAAGGTAAATAGTAAATCCTAGAAGTACAATAAACAAGGCCCTTTTTAAATTCTTCATGGTAATTTCGCTTTTAGTGAAACTCTGGTACTCACTCGTTTCCTTGTTTTCCCTTAACAATCCCTTTCTTACCTTCAGAGTTGATTTATAGGATTATAGCTTTCTTTACCAGAAAGCACTTTCCTAAAAAAGAAAAACTTAATAAAAAGAAAAAAGGGTTTTCAAAACAGCTCAATTTAGCTCAGTTTTGATGAGTCAATTTTCTTGAGGCATTTTTTGAACCAAATCCCTACCTCATAAACCGAGCCCTTGGCAATTGTGTACCTTGCCTTGTTAAGCCAGTAATGGTAATCCTTAAAATCACCCTCGAAGGTATCACCATTTTTGTGAAGGTAGATTTCGAATTTATCGGGGAATCCCATAATTGCCTTGAAGTCTTCGATTCCCAAAGGGTAGCCATCGGGTCTAAATTGCCTATCTGCAGGTCTGAGAGTTAAGGGAGGTTTATCATACTCCAATCGATACACTCCTGGAAGAGTACTCATCTTTGCAGTTTTGATAGGCCATTTCTTTTCATCCTTGAAATCTCTAACCCAGAGTCTATGTATCTTTGCTACCGTGAGATTCTTCTTCTCAGGAAGCTTTCGATAGTCATACATTGCCAGAGTTTTACTCATGAACGGAATCTGGTTAGTATTATTTTCCCGAGAAAATGTGAGTGGTTTTAGTAAATTTCTAGTAGTTGTTGGGGTTTTTACTTTAAATACTTCATCAAAAGCCTTCAAGTATTTCTTACCGGTCTTTTTATGTACTCCAATGATGAGTAATCGCTTCCTTGATTCCTGAGAGTTTCCGTAGTCTAAAACTGACCTTTCGTGAAAAATTAATTTATAGTCTTTGAATGTTTCCTCAAAGAAATCCTTGGGAAGCAATGTTAGCAGTCTTGGTAGATTTTCTATAAGAAATATCTTGGGTTTATACTCGAGTATTGATGCAATTACTAGATTAAGACTACGGTTATCTTTAGGATTACCCAATTCCTTTACTTTGGATAACCTCATTACTGAGGCTGCTCCACAATCAGGGCTTGATATAATTATGTCTACTTTCTCATTGAATTCTTGTAAACAAAAGCCCTTATAGAACGGTATATCCCCAAAATTTAATTTCCATTGTTCTTCGCCTGGAGTGTGGAATACTCCCCTTATCTCTATGTTCCCTAACAAATTCTTCTTAAAAGGGAACAGGAGTGCACCCTGTCCAGCGCACACTCCCAATACCCTTAACTTTTTCATTTCTTGTAACTTCTCAATTTGATATATTTAATCCAAGCAAATGGTTTACGGTCTTCCAAATAACTCAGATTTTTATCATTATTGTGAGCTTCTTCTTCAAAACTTACATCATGATACCTTTCATTCTGTTTATCCCATTTGGCAAAACACAGAATGAGAAGATATTCGATAATATACCAAAGGTAGAAGAGACCAAAACAGAGAACTACTACCCACCAGAAGGATATATCGAATAATACCCAGAGTATGATACCAAGTATCAAACCGACTATACTACACTCAATCTGTTGTATCTGATGAATACACTCATGATTGATATCATCAGGTTTACACTCTTCTACTTTGTGTTTGAAGAATGAGTTATACACCAGAGTAATTGCTTTGTAACTGGGGAAAAGAAATACTTTTGCTACCCAGCTGTTAAAATGACATCTTTTCATAATTTACCTTTAAAGTTTTCGTAAGCATTTCTTAGTTTTTGGTCGTAGGCATTCTGGGCATACCCGGGACCATTATACTTCTTGGCAAAGCCAGCCCAGTCTTTTGCTTTGAGTTCTTTCAAACAACCAGAATTATACATGAAGTGATACATTAATTCCAGTTGATTTGCATGAGATTCTGACACCTTGTGAACAAATTCGAAGACATCTTTACACCCACAAAGGTTGTGATTGAAGCCCATAATCTGGAACATACCCCAACTTGCAGACTTCAATGCACATTCTTCGTCAATTTCTTTGGCTAATTCGAGTCTTTTGTACTCGTGTACACCTCCCAAGTACTTCGATTTATCCCATTTAGGGAAGAAAATCGTAGAATATCTCTTACAAAGGTAAGCTAAATCTCTGTCAGGGAATTTCTTATGTACTTCTTTGTACATAATGTGACCCTCAAAAAGAATTTGAGGCCTACCGTCAGCTAAAAACCCGTCTCTACCTGCAGCTTCCACCAATTGGACAGCTTTCAATAGGGCAGGTTCTAAACCTAAGCGAATAGCAAGGTCTTTAATCATTTCATTTGTTAGTTTATCCATAACTTATCAGTTTTAATGGTTCAATTTTAGTAACAAAAGTATTGCTTATAACCCATTTTCAATATGTTTCGAGGTTCTATTATCATATATAACTTATAAAATAATGCAATATGGACAAGAAAAATGAGTGCCAGATATGTGGCAAGCCCATTAATTTAGAGGAATTTGATGAAACTCGGGAAATCCCTCAACTTATGGCAAGAAAACAAATTTGTTTTCAATGTGCTTTTTGGTCTAATCGATTAGCTTATGATAAAGAGCTTGAGAAAGAGGGTAAAATTGCGGTAATTACTCCAGATTATTCTCACTGGGTAACTAAAATTCCCGGAAATATTTTAATGGTGCCCTCGGCTTTTGGTGGTATTTACCAAACTAAACTCCAACCAGTAAACACTCTGGGAGTTATTGATGAAGACCGAAAGAAGCTTTTCATTATCCGTTATAATAACATCACTCACCAAGGCACTATACCAGAACATCTAAGAAAGCTTTTTAAAGTAAACGGAGTAATTCTATCTCCACAGGAATACAAAATGCTAGAAGATTACCGAGGCAATGCCTATGAATTTATTAAAAATATGATTGATAATGCAATAAATAAGAAATAATTTCGTATATTTGCATAAAGAAAAATTCTTAATAAATAAAGATATGAAAAAAGAAAAGAAAGAAATCAAAAAGCTTAAAGAGGGGGATGAGGTTCTCTTCACCTTATCTGGAAGACCCATCATTGAGAAAGTTACAGTGGAATCTATTGATAAAAAAGGTGGATTCGCAATGCTCAGTAACCGAGTAAAAGTTGCAAGAACCTTGGGTCCTGATGATACATATCCAAGATTGGATGGGCAAAAGGGAGAAGTTCGTCCGCTTACCGAAGAAAATGAAAGAGTATTCCTTGCATATAAGGCCTATTTCTCAATTAAGAGAAACATAGAATTACTTGATAAAGGGATGAGAAGTATGAAAGATTCGAAAGCTTTCGATATGATGATTGAATTTGATAAGAAGCTTACCAAGATTATTAACAAATACCTCAAAGAACAATGA